AATCCAGTGCATGCAGAAACAGTATAAAGAATCTCTGCCTTACCAACTGGTTCCCAATTACAAGTAATTGCCTTATAGATACATCTAACTTCTCCAATAAGTAACAGTGCTATAATTGCAAAATAGATAAACACTCCTAATCCAAATAATTTCCCTTTTGTTTTCATAATTTTAATTTATAATTAATACTCCTTTTCCAACTCCGAAAGTGGCCGATCAAAAACCGGATCTTTCGCACAACTGACAATTACTTTATTTGAAACAATTTCCTTAACATACGGGAATCCATTATTTACAGGATTATTAATTGATTCAAATTCAGTTTTATTTACCTTTGATTCAAACCCTAAACTAGCAATAATGTATTGTGGTTCTGCCGGAATTATTTCAAACGTTTCCATATCAATTATTTTTTAGATTCACACTCCTTAATAACATCCTCCAACTTCAAATCGTTGGCCTTTAAAAAAGCAACCAACGTAGCAACAGCTTGTGGAGCTTTAACCCTTAATTTTTCATACCCTGCATTGGTATAACCAATCTCCTGAGCAATTGACTTGTCTGTCTTCAAAACACTTCGCTTAAGTGCTATCGCAATAACATTATCGAAATCAAAATAAACATCTTTGATTTCTAACTTTTCAGTAACCTCATTCTTTTTTGCCATAATTATATATTTTATTGTTAAAACATTTATAAGGCAAATATAAACAAAAGTTTTAACTACACAAACTTTTGTTTTATTTATTTGCATTTTTGTTATAAATAAAAAAGCTACCCGTATTAGGATAGCTTGTTATATATAATTTATTTACGCTAAAAGGGAAGATCACTTTCTTCTTCATCTTCTGTAGTAGCCGGAGCGAACTGTTGAGCACTCGCCTGTGGTTCTGCAGGAGCCGGACCTTGAACCTGTAACCTCTCAATACGCCAACCCTGAATCGTGTTGAAGTACTTTGTTTCTCCTTGAGGTGAAACCCATTTTCTCCCTCTGATATTAATTGAAATCTTTACAGATTCATTCAATTTATATCCATCCAAATATTCCGTTTTATCTTGATGGAACTCTATGAGTATTGGAGAACTGTATTGTTCATCAGTTGCAACAACTAACTCTCTCTTTTTAAATTTATCTGATACAGTTTGGTCTGGACCAATGTATTCTATTTTGCCTACTATTTCCATTTTTTTATGTTTACTTAAAGTTTGTATTATTTTTTGCTATCAACCAACTTGACGTTAAGCGTGTATATTTCCCACAAATCGTGAGGATTGCTCTCATGGCTTATTGAGATATTAAACTCCTCAAAACTCAGCCAAACAGTTCCCTTTATAGCTTTAGCTATTTCTAACGTTTCATGTATAGCCTCTAATGGGTTTTTAATACATTTTATTTGTAGTGATATATTTTTCATTTATTCAAATAATTTAATATATGACTTATTACTTTACAATTCCAACCATTACCAAAAGCCTTATACAACTGTGTATCTGATACACCACAATTTAAAATAACATCCAGTTTTTCTTCAGGAACACTCTGCAATCTTCCGCACTCTCTTGGAGTTAATCTTCTTATTTTGTTTTCAATTAAATACAATCCTGTTTTAGCTCCTCCTCCTCCTCCTAACGCAGACAAGCAAACACTTTTTCCTTTATCAGTGTAAATTCTTCCGGCTACAGAATTGTGTTTATTGTCATATAGGTTGCCTATTTGAACCAGGTTTTGCTTTTGAATATCTTGAGTAACATATGTTGCGCCTTTATAAACTCCACAGGCATTACCCGGTGAGCAAATAGTTGATGATTTTAATGGATTTACAAATGATTTTTGTAAATTCTGGTCATTAAGAATTATTGACTTAATTGCTTTTTCAGACAAAAGATATTTTTTATCTACGTTATCCTCTAAATTATCTTTCAATAAAATCCCTTCATCTTTTGGTTGTGGAATAATACACTTTAAATCTCCAAAAAAACCATCCTGCTCACAATAAATATTAGTCCAGAACAAACGATCTCTAGTTTGTCCACTAACCAAAGAAGCATTAATTCTTATAGGGTTAACTCCTATGGCCTGAGTTATTACTTTTCGCCACTTTTTACCCATTAAAACATTTTCCAATAAGAATTTAACATCTGGGTTATATTTTTTAATATCGGTTAATATTCTGACATACTCCCAAAACAAATATGACTGCCCTTCAAATTGAAAATTCTCTTTTTTCAGCTGCAAATAGTGATCTAATGTTAATATTTCCAATTCACACTTTGTTGACATTCCTTTTCTTTTTCCGGCAAAAGAGAATGACTGACAAGGCGAACCTCCGGCAAAAACATCAATTGGATCTAACTTTGAAACATCTAAGTTTCGAACATCTCCAAGTTGAATTGTATCTGGATAAAGAGAGTCATTCATTTGGTTTGGATATTTTTCTATTTCAGACGAATATCTTTTCCCGACTTGATGCCCGGCTAATTCCATTGCAATCCAAATGCACCCCATTCCGTTAAATACACTTAATGTATTATGTTTTTTTTCCTCCATGAATCTTTGATAATTGATATTTTTTTGCAAGCTCTGGATTATTCTCAAGTTCTCCGTTGTGATGCAGACAACATGCTTTTAAAAATCTTTTGTCCACATACAAAGTAATGTTGTTTTCCCTCGCCCACTCATCTGCATATCCTACACGGCCACGAGTGTGTTCACAGGTATTGGCTACATTAGTACATCCTTCAATAAAGCATTTGAAATTGGCCTCAGTTAAAACTTCAATTCTAACTTTTTCGTAAACTGGAATTAACTTCTGACGTTTACCACTTATTTTAGGAATTTTGTAAAGAGGCTTTAATTTAATGTTAGCAGGTTTGACTCTAACCTTTTTGCACTCATCACACTGGCATTTTTGTAAGGAGTTGTACTGTTTCCAGACAACTCCCGACAATTTACAAACCTTTTCGGCATAATTAGCCAACCTTCTCCATTTTATGAGCAGGAGCAATATTTAAACCGCTTGTTGGCTTTTCAACCTTCTCCACTTTCATGTCTTCTACCTCATTTCCATCAGGAAAGTTAATTTGGCCTCCACCTCTTTTTCCTTTGAAGATAAACAACCAAACTTCTTCCTGAATTTTTTTGAAAGCAAGTTCTGCTAAATCTCCGATAGGAATTTCAACGTCAACTGAATTGTTAAACGAATCATCAAATCGAATAATTGGAGATGGCAAACCAACCGTTCCTAAATCAGTAACAAGAGATCCTGAAATTTTAATTCCCATGTTCTCGTTTTCTTCCGATCCAACAACTGTGATTCCAGTTATATTGCATCTTTCAATTTCTAGTTTCCATGAAACCTGAGCCTTTTTCAACAACTCATCATTCTTGCGATTGTGCTCCCTTGCGAAATCCCACCCGTTATTCAAGCCTAATGAATATGCCAGAACTTCCTTTAACTCATTAAGAGCCGAAACATAGTCCTCACTTGGTATCTGGTCCGCACTTCCTTTCCAAAGAAAGTCTGGCTTACTAATATCAAAGAACTCAAAATACAAACCTTTCTTACCCTCGAACTTTACCTTTTGAAGTTCGAAATCCTTTACAGGAACTAATTTACTCATAACTACTTATTTAAACTGATTAATACTCTAAGTTTACTTTTGGTGTCAGCAGGAAAATCTTTTGACAATACCCATTGAGTGAATCCCATGTCGATAGTAATTGGCTTATCAATATACTTTCCAAACGTCCAACGATGAACTCCTTCGCTATCAATATAAATCTTTCCTGCGATATCGAAACGCTTTCTATCTCCCTGCAACAGATCATCTAGTTCCTTTACAGTTATATCACCATCACAATTCAATTCGATTAGTTTTTCTAAAACTTTATCTGTAGCCAGAACGTCATTCAATGCATCGTGAGCACCATCAAAATCCTCTCCAAAAAGCCTTTCGTAAATTGCTACAAGTGTGTTTGGATAACAATGGCGATAAAATTTCATAGTATCTAAGAAATTACAATCCCAATCAATGAACACAATTCCTAATCGATTAAACTCTGCAGAAAGAAGAGGAATATCAAACCTGTCTGAATTGAACCCTCCAATATCGCTACCTCTAAACCAAGCCTGCAAATTTACGGCTATTTGTTTGAAAGTAGGAGCATCTTTTACCATTTCATCTGAAATCCCGTGAACCTCAGTGGCTCCTGCCGGAATTGGAATAGTAGGATTTATTAAATAGTTCTTTTTTTCAATAGTTCCATCCAGATGTCTCTTAGTTGCAGCGATCTGAACAACTCTGTCAACTTCTACATCCGTTCCGGTTGTTTCCAAATCAAATGTAACTAATGGTCTAATTAACTTTAGCATGGCTTATTGGATATAACGTTCAACAACTTCAAACAATTGCGTCACATTTTTAACTTCTTCTGCTACCTCATCCGGAATTGAAATGTCAAACATGTTTTCGACTTGCATAATCAAATCTACTTCATCCAGACTGTCCGCTCCCAGGTCGTTTACGAATACTGAATCATCCAATACTTTTTCCAGATCAACACACAATTTGTCTGAAATCATTTCCTTAATCTCTACTCTTTGGTTTTCGCTTAATTTACCCATTGTTTTCTATTTTAGTTATTAATATTAAATTACTGTTATTGACATAATGCAGCTACCTTTTTCAAGTCCAAATGCAGGGCCATGTAAAATGTAATCTACTGTAGCGTGACATATTTCTCCGGAATATATTTCTTCTTTAGTAATATATTCATGCAACTCCAAAACATCTCCTGTTTTGTAATCACGATCGTTGACTCTCAATTCAAAACGTTTTTTACCAAATTTAACCTCTTTAAAATGCTGAGGCCATGTTTTTATTCTGTGTACTTTTCCCATAATTTTAGCTATCAAAGAATATTGTTTTTTGTTCCGATTTTACTCTGCCATAAATCCTGAAAATCATTTTGTGCTCGCCTGGAACAAACTTCGCATTAAATCCGTCCATATGCTTACTGTTATCATCAGGAATGGTGTTAGTTGTTATAACTGGTTTTTTAAACTTAAGAGCACGATTTATTTGCTTTTGGGTTGGCGTTTTTAGAATATCCAGAAATACCTTCCCCCAGAAAGAAAACTTATTATCTAAGTCGATAGTTTTAATGTGATGATACTCAAACTCAAATCTCATTTTTTCAAGAGGAGGAATGCCTTTCAAATATCCAACAAGCCATTCTTTAGTTTCCTGAATAATTTTCCTAACCGTATGAATTGAACCTGCATCTGAATAGAAAAGATTTCCGGTAAGGTAGTATCTTATTTTTTCAATAAGCTTTCCATCCTTATCGTATTTTGGATTTTTGTACGGAACATCATAATGAGTAGGCGGTTCCAATATCACAATCTCCTTTATCAACTTGTAATTATCGTTTTCCATTATAATTTACTTTAATCCGTTTGAGTACATTTGTCGCTTCAAAGCCTCCATTGCCATTGCATGATCCAAAGTAAGGCGAAGCTCTTCATATTTTTTATTGGTCTCCTTAAGGTTCCACATGCACTTGGCTTTTTCCAACCAATACATCAAATCCTTATTTAGTGTAAACGGATCTAATTTGAAGTCCATTTGCTCTTGAGTTAATTCTATTTTTGCCATTGTTTTTTTTGCTTTTTAAAACTTGAAACTGTTTCCTCTGTGTAAGAAACTTTACTGCGAACAACTACTCTTCCTGCATAATTTACCTCTTCTGGAATAGGCTCATTATCTTTAGTCACCAATATGAAGTGAAGTAATATTCCAACTATTTTTTCCAGTCTAAGGAAATTTCCACTTTGTGTTTTAAAAACATCTCCAATTTCTATACTCATTTTTTTTCTGTTAAGAGGTTATAATAATAAACTATTGTTTTCCAAATTGAATCTTCAAGTTCCGCATCAGGAACTACTTTATTAAATGTTTGAATCTTGCCGTTGTTATTTACTTCGACATACCACTTTTTGCTTCCTGCAGAACCATACTGTCCTCTCCGACTTTTATACTCAAATTCTGAAATAGGATAAATTGTGATTCCATGTTTTGAAACAAAATGTAATTTGGCAGGATCTTTATTAATCGACGAGTATTTTTTCTTAGCCAAAATATCATGGTTTATTGTTTTTTTCTATGAACTCAATTTGATTCCTTAAGGATTTAGTCTCTGAATCATATTTCGCTTTATCCTGAATAATTTGATATTGAGCTAATTTCAATTGAGATTCAAGATCCTTAATCCTTTCTTCTCCCTGAGTGAACTTAACAATAGATGCACGACAAATTGTTTCAAGTCCTCCGCAATATGATTGAATCCTCCAAATGCTTTGCAACAAAAGAGTCAATTCAGCACCTCGCTTATCCCCTTCCTTTAGCTTATCCATCACTCCCACAAACCATTCTTGAAGCAACAACAAATCATCCTCTTTCTGCTGTTCTAATAAGTATTGTGAGGCATCAGCATATACAAAATACTTTCTTTGCGATTTAAGCCATTCCGTGTGCCATTTGGCTACTAATCTTTCTTCATCTGTCATGGCTTAATTTTAAAATGGTACATCACTATCTTCATCATCATCATCAAACCCTATTGTAGATTGTTTGTCTGATATAAGAAGAGCTTTTGGCCTGATCTTTTCTTTATTTGCATATACTTTCTGTCCACCATCATCCCAATAAAACTTAGCTACTGTCATATCGAAAAACATTGACACTCTTCCAACACTTGCAACGCTTTTTGGTTTTGCTTTTGTGATCATAATATCAACCGCATTAAAATGTCCGCTTTGCCTGTGAACAGTAATCATACATTTTCCATTGTTATACCATTCACTACCTCCCTTAAGATCGTAAGGAGTTGGAGGTTTTCTAAGTCCATCCTTATCGGTTTCAGTTTTTATAGGATGTATCACAATATTGTAATGCTGATTGTGAAGCTCAGACATTGCGTTTCTATAACTCAATACATCTTCCAAATATTTATCATCCCTACCAAACGACTCTCCATTTGGACCAACTCCATGATTCATATCTTTCCAACTGTCAATTGTTGCAGTTTGAATACCTCCATCAATTTCTTTATTCATTCGAGCAGCTAAATCCCAAAATTCGTATGGACTAATTTTTGCTTTCAGATCTTCTTTATACAGGATTCTAAAATGATAATGAACCCATTCCAAGTGTCTGTCAATTTCAGCCTCGGAAATATAATTTGAATTAACGTATCTTTTGTCAAATGTTTTACCAGAAAGCTTATGAATCAATATGGCTAAAATTTCATCTTTACTTCCTACGTCTGGTACATAAACTAAATGCTTCCAACCGTAAAATACAGATGTATTTAGCAATAGTTCTAATAGAAACTCTGATTTACCAGAAGCAGGGAATCCTGTAAAATCTGTACACCCTGGCAACGCCATTGTATAATGTTCGTCCAAATAAGGAAAACCTAAAAATTTTCCTCTTAAGGCTCCATTTTCACGATACTTCATTAAACTCTCACGAGTATTCTGACTTTCTAAAATTGTAAAACCTTTTATCATTTTGAAGATATTTTGTGATATATTTTCTTCGCTCT